GGTGATGATCAGCATGCGCGTGCTGTTGTCCAGGCTCAGGTCGTTGGCCACGAACGGCGTGGTCAGCACCTGCTCGACCACCGGGTGGCGGCCTTGCTCGATGCGCAGGCACGGCTCGTCGGTAAAGCGCGGGCAGTTCAGGTCGAGGTTCAGCGCACGTTCGGCAAGGTTGCTCAGCACATCGACTTCGGCCAGCGCGGCGGCACTGTCCTGCAGCGGAGCCAGGTGGCTGATCAGGGTTTCCAGCAGCGCGTCGTAGAGCATCTTTTCGCGCGCCAAGGCGCGGCTCTTGGCCGATAGCGCCTTGTCCTCGAAGGCCTTGAGTTCGGGCGTGATGAAGCGCTCGGCGCCTTTGAGGGTCTGGCGGCGGATGTAGTCGCCCGGTGCCTGCTCGGCCTGCTTGGTCGGCAGCTCGATGAAGTAGCCGTGCACACGGTTGTAGCCTACCTTGAGGTTGGCAAGGCCGGTGCGGGCCTTCTCGCGGGTTTCCAGGTCGATGAGGAACTGCCCGGCGTTCTCGCTGATCGCCAGCAGCTCGTCCAGCTCGCTGTCGTAGCCGGCCTTGAGCACGCCGCCATCACGGATGACCGCCGGCGGGTTGTCGATGATCGCACGCTCCAGCAGGCTGGCCAGCTCCGGGTAGGTGCCGGTGATGGCGGCCAGGCGCGCCAGGTGCGGTGCTTCCAGCTCGCTCATGGCGTTCTGCAGCTCGGGCAAGGCACCGAGGGCATCGCGCAGGCGCGCCAGGTCCCGCGGACGGGCATTGCGCAGGCCGATACGGGCGAGGATGCGCTCGATATCGCCGATTTCCTTGAGCTGCGGCTGCAGCTTTTCGAAGCGGTAGCCGTCGAGCAGGCAGCGGATCGAGTCCTGGCGTGCCTGCAGCACTTTGAGGTCGCGCAGCGGGCGGTTCAGCCAGCGCGTCAAGAGGCGGCTGGCCATGGCGGTCTGGCAGCGGTCGATCACCGATTGCAGGGTGTTGTCGCGGCCACCGGCCAGGTTGATGTCCAGCTCCAGGTTACGGCGGCTGGCGCCGTCGAGGATCACCGTGTCGTCCAGGCGCTCGTGGCGCAGGCTGCGCAGGTGCGGCAGGGCCGTGCGCTGGGTTTCCTTGGCGTAGGTCAACAGGCAACCGGCGGCACCGATGGCCAGGGTCAGTTTGTCACAGCCAAAGCCCTTGAGATCCTTGGTCGCGAACTGCTGGCACAAGGCTTTGCGCGCCGAATCGCGGTCGAAGTCCCACGGCGCGCGGCGACGGGCACCCGGGCGCTTCTCGGCGGGCAGGTCGCGAGGCCAATCGTCGGGGATCAGCAGCTCTACCGGGTTCAGGCGCTCGAGCTCGGCCAGCAGGTTTTCCCAACCTTTGATCTCTTGGACGCTGAAGTTGCCGCTGGTGATGTCCAGTACCGCCAGGCCGAACAGGCGTTCATCGCCGAGCAGGGCGGCAATCAGGTTGTCGCGGCGTTCGTCGAGCAGCGCCTCGTCACTGACCGTGCCGGGGGTGATGATGCGCACCACCTGGCGCTCCACCGGGCCCTTGCTGGTGGCCGGGTCGCCGATCTGCTCGCAGATCACTACCGACTCGCCAAGCTTGACCAGCTTGGCCAGATAGCCCTCCAGCGAATGGAACGGAATCCCGCACATGGGGATCGACTGGCCGGCCGACTGACCGCGCGCGGTCAGGGTGATGTCCAGCAGCTTTGCGGCTTTCTTCGCATCTTCGTAGAAGATTTCGTAGAAGTCGCCCATGCGGTAGAACATCAGCTGGTCCGGGTGCTGGTTTTTCAGCTTCCAGTACTGCTGCATCATCGGTGTGTGTGCGGAAAGATCAGACATTCGGGGCCTTACAGCGGGTGATCTGGTTGGCGATTGTGAAACCGGCAATGGTACAGGCTTTTTCAAGCAGATGCAGGCGCGGGCCATGGGGTGTGCCCACACAGCAGGTGCATTGCATTTGCCAGCGCATGCCTGCATTATGCACGCTATGCAAAAACGCAATGTAGCCACCGTACTCAGAGAACTGCTCGACCGCCACGGCCTGTCCCCGACGGAGCTGTACCGGCGCACGGGTGTCCCTCAATCCACCTTGTCGCGGATTCTCGGCGGCAAGATCGTCGACCCTTCCGACAAGCACGTGTCGAAAATCGCCGAGTATTTCGGCGTGAGCACCGATCAGTTGCGCGGTCGTGCCGCGCTTGGCGAGTCGCGCGAAGCCGCGCTGCCGGCCCACGGCCATGCGGACCTCAGCGACATCAGCCTGTGGGACGATGAAACCCCCGTCGAGGATGACGAGGTGTCGGTACCTTTCCTTCGTGAGGTCGAATTGGCAGCAGGATCAGGAAGATTCGTCATCGAAGAGAGCGAGCGTGCGCGGCTGCGTTTCGGCAAGCGCAGCCTGCGTCACAATGGCGTGCAGTTCGACCAGGCCAAGTGTGTGACCGTGCGTGGCAACAGCATGCTGCCTGTGCTGCGGGACGGTGCGACGGTCGGGGTGAACACCGGCAAATGTTCGATTGGCGACATCATCGATGGTGACCTCTACGCCATCAACCATAATGGCCAGCTGCGGGTGAAGCAGGTCTACCGCCTGCCTACCGGCATCCGCCTGCGCAGTTTCAACCGCGATGAGCACCCCGACGAGGATTACAGCTTCCAGCAGATGCAGGACGAGCAGATCAGCCTGCTTGGGCATGTATTCTGGTGGGGCATGTACGCTCGCTGACAGTCTCACTGCCAAACAAACCCGCTTCGGCGGGTTTTTCTTTGCCTGCAGAAAAGCCCTACAAACCAGGCCGTGCATGGCCTGCATGCATATCAGCAAAAACCAATGCATAGAAATTTGAAGAAATGCATTGACTGCATATGCATCAATGCATAGCCTGTGTCTCAAGCCGGACGGAAACCGGTTGTTACACAGGCAGCGATGGACAGGCCTCAACTGTCCAGAGGGTTGGCAACTGGCCCGGGTGTGCAGCGTAAAGCACCACGAACAGTTATCCGGCGGGCAGGTGGCCGCGGTCGGAGTCACAAATTTGTAGCGGAACCGCGCGGCGTCACCAGTCGTGGCCGGCGGTTCGACAACGCATTACTGAAAGGCCTGGCGAGCCGGGCCTTTTGGAATGCCGAGGCTTTTGAAAGAGACAGAGTACCCACAACCCGCCTGCTGGCCTCCGCCAACAGGCATTACACAGGAGACAGGACAGTGACGAACGAGCAACAAGCGTTGCTGGAAATGCCGCTCTGGCTGGTAATCGTCCTGGCACTGCTGGGGGGCCTCAGCGGTGAGATGTGGCGGGCCGACAAGGCCGGTGCCACGGGCTGGTCGCTGCTGCGACGGCTGGCGCTGCGCTCCGGGGCCTGCATGGTCTGCGGCGTGTCGACGGTGATGCTGCTGTATGCCGGTGGCCTGTCGATCTGGGCGGCCAGTGCATTGGGCTGCATGACGGCGGTTGGCGGCGCCGATGTCGCCATGCGCCTCTACGAACGCTGGGCGATCCGGCGCCTGGGCTTGCGCGACAGTACGCAAGCCGACGAGCGATAAGGAGAATATGCATGAGCGAACTGGCCACTTTGCATGCGGCCGTGACCGCAACCATTCGTGAGGCGATGCCGGAGCTGGCATCGGTCGATGCTTATACCGCTGTAGGAAATGCTCCGGAACGACCGGCGCTGCGCCATGGCATCGTGCAAATGACGGCAGATGCAGCACCGCGTGATGGCCGCTCGGTGCTGATCGCCACCTTCGAGGCGGACATCACCGCCGACAGCGCCAACCCCGAAGCACGGCTGCAGGGCAGCCTGCTCGCCGCACAACTGATGGACCTGCTGCGCCAGCAGCATTGGGCACTGGACTTCGTCGAGGCCAGCCGCAACGTGCAGGCGCAATTCGAGGGCAGCGCCTGGACCGTGCGCTGGGACCAGCCTGTGCTGCTTGGCGAGGCCCGCTGGAATTGGCCAGACCAGCCACCCGGGAACCTGGTGCTGGGTTTCGCGCCCGACATCGGCTTGGGTAATGAAGCGCAGTACATCGCCCCCGAGGAGCTGTCATGAGCTATGTCAGCGCCATGCATGACCGCATGCTGGCCTGCCTGGTCATCCCCTGCCGGGTGGTGGCGGTTGACCTTGCCGCCGCCCGGGTGCGGGTGTCGGACGGCAGCGGCTGGACCAGCGCCTGGCTGCGCTGGCACGCCCAGGCGGCCGGCCAGGCGCGGCACTGGCGAGCCCCCAGCCTGGGTGAGCAGGGCGTGTTGCTCAGCCCCAGCGGCGAGCCGGCCCAGGGCACCTTCCTGCCAGGGCTGTATGGCAATGCCGGCAGCGCGCCGGACACCCGCGCGCATGCCGAGGTCTGGCGTTTCGCCGATGGCGGTTCGCTCAGCTACGACTGGCAGGCCAGCCACTACGACATCGAACTACCTGGCGGCAGCGCGACGATCAAGGTCGGCGCCAGCACCGTGCAGGTCAGCGAAGCGGCGATCAGCCTGCAGGCGGCAGCGATACATCTCACAGGCAATGTCACGGTCGACGGCCCACTGCTGGTGAGCGGCGACATCAATGGCGGTGGGCGGATCATCGACACCGCCGGCAACACGGCCAACCACAAGCATTGAATCAAGCCCGCGCATGCGGGCTTTTTTCATAACAGGAGAATGCCATGCATACCCATGAACAGGGCGGTGCACCATGATCGGCATGGACCGCCGCACCGGCCAGCCGCTGGCCGGCATCGATCATTTGCGCCAGTCCATCGAAGACATCCTGACCACGCCGCTGGGCAGCCGGCGCATGCGCCCTGAATACGGCAGCCAGCTGCGGCGCTTCGTCGACTTGCCAGTCAACGAGGGCTGGAAGAGTGCCGTGCAGGCCGAAGTGGCTCGCGCACTGGGCCGTTGGGAGCCTCGTTTGCAACTGGATCGGGTCAAGGTCGTCGCCGTGCTCGATGGCCAGGTCAGCCTGGCCTTGAAGGGCCGCTACCTGGGCGATGAAGCGTTGCTGGAGGTGCGCGTATGAGCCAGGTCGACCTGTCACAACTGCCAGCTCCGCAACTGTTGGAGGACCTCGACTACGAGGCCCTCTATCAGGCCGATCTGCAGACCTTTCGCGAATACCTGGGCGACGGCTGGACCGCCAACCTGGAGAGCGATCCGGTCACCAAACTGCTCGAGGTCGGGGCCTATCGCAAGCTGCTCAACCGGGCCCGCATCAACGACGCGGCCAAGGCGTTGCTGTTGGCCTACGCCCAAGGCAGTGACCTGGACCAACTGGCGGCCAATGTCAGCCTGCAGCGCCTGGTGATCCAGGCCGAGGACCTGGCCAGCGTGCCGCCCGTCGAAGCCTTGCTGGAATCCGACGATGCCCTGCGTGAGCGGGTACAACTGGTCTACGAAGGCCTGACCACGGCCGGCCCACGCAACAGTTACATCCTGCATGCCCGCAACGCTTCGGGGCAGGTGGCTGACGCTACCGCCGAAAGCCCGTCGCCGGCGGTGGTGGATGTCACCGTGCTGGGGCTGGAGGGCAATGGCCAGGCCAGTGCCGAGCTGCTGGCGCAGGTGGCCAGCTACCTCAATGACGACGACATCCGCCCGGTCGCCGATCGGGTCAATGTGCGCAGCGCCGAAATCCTGCCTTATCGCATCGATGCCGTGCTGTACCTGGCCGACAGCGGTCCTGAGTACGAAGCGATCCTCACCGAGTGCCAGCGCCGTCTCGAGGCCTGGATCAATCCACGGCGTCGCCTGGGCGTGGAAGTGGCCCGCTCGGGCATCGATGCCCAGCTGCATATCGACGGTGTCAGCCGGGTCGAGTTGGGCGGTTGGGCCGACATCCGCCCGAGCAAGGCGCAGGCGGCCTGGTGCACGGGCTATACGCTCAAGCGGGGTGGCTGACATGCAGAGCTTGTTGCCGCTCAATCGTACAGCGCTGGAGCGGGCCATCGAAGTGGCGGCCGATGAGGACTTGAAAGTCAGCCTGCGCCGTCTCTACAGCCCGGACAGTTGCCCCGCGCACCTGCTGTATCACCTGGCCTGGGCCTGGTCGGTGGACCGCTGGGAAGACAGCTGGAGCGATGAGATCAAGCGTTCGGTGATCCGCGCTGCGTTCTTCGTCCACGCCCACAAGGGCACCCTCGGTGCGCTCAGGCGGGTGGTGGAACCGTTCGGCTACCTGATCGAGGTGGAGGAGTGGTGGCAAACCACGCCCCCCGCACCGGCGGGCACCTTTGCCCTGAAGATCGGCGTTTCCGATGCGGGCATCAGCGAGAGCACCTACCAGGAACTGTCGTCGCTGATCGACGACGCCCGGCCAGTCAGCCGCCACCTGACCGGGCTGGTGATCAGCCTCGAAAGCCGGGGCGCCCTCCATGTCGGCTGCGCAATCCAGGACGGCGACGAACTGGACATCTACCCGCCGACGCCACGTGACATCGAGATCACCGGCGTCGTAGGGCGGGGCGGCCGCGAACATACAATCGATACCTTGGACATTGCACATGGTTGACCAGACTTCTCAGTTCTACGCCATCCTCACCAACGTGGGGGCGGCGAAACAGGCCAATGCCGATGCCTTGGGCATTGCCTGGAAAATCACCCAGATGGGCGTAGGCGACGCCAACGGCACCGACCCCACCCCCAACGCCACCCAGACCAGCCTGATCAACGAATGGCGCCGCGCGCCGTTGAACCAGCTGAAGGTGGATGACAAGAACAGTGCGATCATCATTGCCGAGCAGGTCATTCCGGCGGATGTCGGCGGCAAGTGGATCCGCGAGATCGCGCTTTACGATGCCGATGGCGACATGGTGGCCGTGGCCAACTGTGCGCCGACCTATAAACCGTTGCTGAGCCAGGGCTCGGGACGTACCCAGGTGGTGCGGATGAACCTGGTGGTCAGCAGTGCCAGTAACGTGCAGTTGAAGATTGATCCGGCGGTGGTGCTGGCCACGCGTGAGTACGTCGACAGCCGGCTTACTGAGGAAATCAGCAAGCTGGACAACAAGGAGTCGGTACGCGTGGCCACCACGGCCAACATTACCTTGTCGGGGCTGCGGACGGTCGACGGTGTTGTGCTTGCGGCCGGCGACCGAGTGCTGGTCAAGAACCAGACGCAGGCCAGGGACAACGGCCTGTATGTCGTGGCGACCGGTGCCTGGCCGCGCTCCTCGGATGCGGACATCAGCGCCGAGGTAACGCCGGGATTGGTGGTGGCAGTTGAGCAGGGCAATACACTGTCCGATACCATCTGGCAACTGATCACCGATGCCCCGATTGTGCTGGGCACCACGGCACTGACTTTCCGCGACATTACCGATGGTTTCGCACGGCTTTTATCGCCGGCCTTCACGGGCACGCCAACGGCGCCCACACCGCCGCAGTTTGACGAGACGCAAGCAGTGGTCAATGCGGCGTTCGTCAAGCGCATGGGGGTTGCATATGCCGGCTATTCGAACTACTCGGCCTCAACTGCCCTCGCGCTTTCGGAGGTCGGAAAGCTAGTGGCCTTTGCCAACGCCGCCACGCCGATGACCGCCACGCTGCCCACCGGTGGCGCCATTACCCCTGGCTCCACGGTGATGGTGCTGTGTAGTCAGGGTGCGCTTACGGTTACGGCTGCTGCCGGCGATACGATTGATGCGGTTGGGGTGCCGGGCGACATCGTAATGGGGCAAGGCGATACCGCCGAATTCATCCGTAACGGCTCTCTGTGGCGCCTGGTTGGCGGCACGGCATTGCTGCGTTACTCGACCATCATGCAAGGTGAAAATTGGGTAACCCCGCCGCAGTTCGATAACACCAAGAAGCTGGCCACTGCCGAGTTTGTGCAGCGTGCGCTGGGGAGCTTTTCGGGGGCGGCGGTGTACAACGCTGCTGTCACGCTGACCAAGGCAGATGCCGGGAAGATCATTCGGCTAGGAGGAAATGGATACACGGTGACTCTGCCGCTGATCTCCACGCTTGCGGAAGGCGCCACGTTTGCTATCCAGCATTCCGGTTTATCGGGCGTCCTAACGGTGGCGGTTCAAGGTGGCGATGTGATCGACCCTGGCGCCGGCCTGATCACGTCAGTGACGTTGAACCTGGGCGATACCGTGATATTGACTCGCTCAGTCGGTAGCTGGGCGCTGGTCGGCGGCAGTGCAGCGCTCAGCTATGTGGATCGGCCTACCCTGCCGGTGTTCGATAACAGTCGCCAGCTGGCCACCACCGAGTTTGTGCAGCGCGCCTTGGGTAACTTGGCCGGGGCCAGCGTAATCAACGCAACCACGAGCCTGAACTTCGGATCATTCGGCAAGATCACCATCTTGAACCCCAGCGCGCCCATTACAGTGACGCTACCGCCGTCGAGTACAGGCATTGCGGGTGCGCAGCTGGTGTTCAAGAACGTAGGTTCTGCACCTGTGACCATTGTGCCGGCCGCTGGCGATACGTTAGGCAACATTGCGCTAACTCCCATGGCCAACTTGGTTATCCCGCCGGGGTCAGCTGCCGATTTCGTGCACCAAGGCACTGTGTATTGGGCGTCCGGTGCGGCTGTGCTCAAGTACACATCGGAATTCAGCGCTTCGCTTGCTGTTGTTGGCCATGAGCGCTCGCCCAGCGGGCTTATCAGGCAGTGGGGATTTGCCTCAGTGCCAGCAAATGGGCAGTTAGAAGTCACATTGCCCTTTGCTTTCTCAGTGCAGTGTTTCGGGGCGATGTGTCAGTACACAACCGGCCTCGGCTCGACTTCGGGGCGCTGTGGCGCTGGTCCGGTAGGACTGCAGAAGGTTCTGTTAGAAAGCACTATTCCGGGGGCTTCTGGCGCGGCGGGCATCTATTGGGAAGTATGGGGAAAGTAAGGGGGGAGCATGTATTTCTATTCGGCAGCAACCGGCGGGTTTTATGAGCGCAGCTATCACGGCAGCAACATGCCGGCCGACGTGTGCGAGGTCAGTGCGGATGAGTATGCACTGCTGATGCAGGCGCCTAGTCAAGGACGCGTCATCGTTCCAGATCACAAGGGTCGGCCGGTGATTGCTGATGCGCCTGGCTTGGATTTCGAACAGCAATGCGCGGTTGAGCGTGCTTGGCGTGATGACGTGTTGTTAAAGGCCTGTGCCGTGCGTGACCGTCACCGCGACGAACAAGAGCTGTCCCGGCTTACCACCTTGACCCAGGAGCGCTTCGTGGAGCTGCTGGGGTACATCCAGAAACTGCGCGACTGGCCCCAGTCCACCGGTTTCCCCAGCGCGGCGCAGCGCCCTGTGGCCCCTGCCTGGCTCGCTAAGCAAGCCTAAGACGCCCCGCACTGACGGGGCGTTTTCTTTTCCGCTGTACCACCTGGCCCTGCACTGCGGGGCCTTTTCATACCTGGAGTAATCATGTCTGGATTCTTTCACGGCGTTACCGTAACGAACGTCGACAACGGCGCGCGCACCATCGCCCTGCCGTCGTCCTCGATCATCGGCTTGGTCGACACCTTCACCCCTGGGCCTGGCGTCACAGCCAAGGCCAACGACCTGGTGTTGATCACCAGCGAGCGTGAAGCCGTCGCCGCCTTCGGCGAAAACGCCGCCATCACCAAGGCCTGCCGCGCCATCTACACCCGCGCCAAGGCGGTCATCGTCGCTTGCGGTGTGGCCAAGCTGGACGATGCAGCGGAGCAGACCGCCGCGATCATCGGCAGCGTGCAGGCCGATGGCAAACGCACCGGCCTGCAGGCACTGCTCGACGGCAAGAGCCGTTTCAACGCCCAACCGCGCCTGCTGGCGGCGCCACGCCACAGCGCCACCCAGGCGGTCGGCACCGCGCTGGTTGCACTGGCCGACAAGCTGCGTGGCATCGCCATCATCGACGGCCCCAACACCACCGACGAGGCAGCCCTCGCCTACGCCAAGAACTTCGGCGCCAAGCGCGCCTTCCTGGTCGACCCGGGGGTGCAGTACTGGGACAACGGCGAAGAGGCAACAGTCGACGCGCCGGGCTCGGCGTGGGTGGCCGGCCTGTTCGCCTGGACCGACAGCGAATACGGCTTCTGGGCCTCGCCGTCGAACAAGGAGTTCGTCGGCATTACCGGCACCGTCCGCCCGGTGGAGTTCCTTGACGGCGACGACAGCTGCCGCGCCAACCTGCTGAACAACGCCAACATCGCCACCATCATCCGCGACGACGGCTTCCGCCTGTGGGGCAACCGCACCCTGTCCAGCGACCCGAAATGGGCCTTCGTCACCCGGGTGCGGACCATGGACATCGTCATGGACGCGATCCTCTACGGCCACAAGTGGGCGGTCGACCGCGCCATCACTGCCACCTACGTGAAAGACGTCACCGAAGGCCTGCAAGCCTTCATGCGCGACCTGAAGAACCAGGGCGCAATCATCAACTTCGAGGTCTTTGCCGACCCGGAGCTGAACACGGCCAGCCAGCTCGAGCAGGGCAAGGTGTACTGGAACATCCGCTTCACCGACGTGCCGCCTGCCGAAAACCCCAATTTCCGCGTTGAAGTCACTAACCAGTGGCTGACCGAAGTCCTCGATTCCGCCGCTTAAGGAGCGCATCCACATGGCAATGATCCCCGAAACCCTGGCCAACCTGAACCTGTTCGTCGATGGCGTCAGCTTCCAGGGCGATGTACCCAGCCTGACCCTGCCCAAACTCACCCTGAAAATGGAAGAACACCGCCCCGGCGGCATGGACATGCCGGTCGAGATGGACCTGGGCATGGAGAAACAGGAAGCGGCCTTCACCACCACAGGCGTGCGCCGTGAAGCGCTGAAATTCTTCGGCCTGGCCGACGGCAGTGGCTTCAACGGTACCTTCCGCGGCGCCTTCAAGGGCCTCAAGGGCAAGATCAACCCGGTGGTGGTGACCTTGCGTGGCACCCTCAAGGAAATCGACATGGGCGACTGGAAGTCCGGCGACAAGGCCGAGATCAAGCACAGCGTCGGCCTGACCTACTACAAGCTCGAAGTCGATGGCCGCCTGATCTACGAGATCGACGCGCTGGGCATGAAGCGCGTTATCGACGGCGTCGACCAACTGGCCGCCCAGCGCGCTGCGCTCGGCTTGTAAGGAGGCGACCATGGCTCAAGCGAAAAAGCAGCCGCAGTGGCTGACCCTCAGTGCCGACCGCGTTACCGTGCGCCTGTCACGCCCCAGCGAAGCCAATGGCATGCAAGTCGACAGCCTGTCGCTGCGGGCACCGACCGTACGCGATATCCGCAATGCCCAGGCTGGTGGCGCGGCGGATGACGAGCAGCGCGAGCTGAACCTGTTCGCGTCGCTGGCCGAAGTCGGCATCAAGGACCTCGAAGGCCTTGCCCTCAAGGACTATAGCCGTTTGCAGAGCGGCTATTTTCGCCTGGTGCAGGACGACGAACTTTGACCCGGCCCGGCAGAAGGCCGCCGCCAAGCGGCTGGCCAAGGAGCTGAACTTTTCCGCGAGCGAAATCATGACCATGCCGTACAGCGACATGGTCTGGTGGCTCGCACCGTGACAAGGAGGAACCTATGGCGAACACACAGGTGTTCACCCTCGGGCTCGGCGTCACCGTCATCAACCCCTTGGGCATTGCCATCGAGCAGTTGCGCCGGGATGTCGAACGCCTGCGCAGGCAGGCCGACGGCACCCGGCTCGGCCGCCTGATCGGCGAGGTGATCCGCCTGGGGTTGGAGCTCGGCAAGGTACGCCAGGTCGAACGCCAGTTGGCATTGGATCAGGAGCAGCAGCACGCAGAGCAGGTCGCCCGGTTGGGGGATGAGGCCGAGGCCGTCGAACGTTTGCGCCAGCACTACCTGATGCTGGATCAGGCCCTCAAAGGGCTGGCGCGTCTCAAGCCACTGCCAGGCCAGATGACGGTCAATGTCTTCCAGCAATGGCATGCAGTGGTGCAAGGGCAAGGAGTAGCCGCATCGCGCAAGGTGCAAGCACCTGCGCAGGCGCCAAAGGCGGATGCCGATGACTCCTCGTATATTTCTGCCAAAGGCATTGTGGTTACCGCTGCGGGCCTTGGCACTCTGGGGCTTGGGATCAAGTCTGCTCGTGCCTACCACCAACAGTCGCCGGAAAGAAAACGAGCGATACGCGAACGTGGCTTGAAGGAGTGGCGGGAGAACCGTGCCGAGACATTGGGCAAGTTTGCCCAGGCCGTGATCGCTGCCGAAGACGGCGAAGATTTGGCGCGTGCTGGCGGCGCTGCGATCGGCGACGTCGTTGGCCGCCTGCTGGGCTCGATGGGCGCGATGCTTTTCAAAGGCAAAAGTAAGGCGATGGGCAACGCTATCGGCGCTGGCAAAAAACGAGGGAACCCAAGTAAAAAAAGGAACCAGTCAAAGAACCAGCGCAAAGCTCAAGCCGCCTCGCGGCATGAAACGCAGAAGAAGCAGGCGGCGCAAAAGTTAGAAGAGAAAAAGCAGGACGAGGCCAGGCAAGAGCGCTGGGCAAAGACGGGTGGTGTGATTGGCGAGGCTGCGGGAGAAAGGGCCGGTGGCGAGTTGTTCAATTGGCTTACTGAGGACAAGGAGCCTCAGTCAGTAGACGTTGAAATTTCTCCACCGGCCGAAGGCCAATCCGAATCCTTGATTGTGTCTGCCTTGTCCTTGAACGGAGCAGCCAAGCTGCCACCGACGGTTGGAAAGCTGTACAACCGTGTCCCGCTTGCTGCCGTGCCGGACACTTCGTTGCAGGTGGTCGACACCTACCAGGGTGATGGCACGTCCGCAGAGAAACTGGAGGGTTATGGCCAGGCTGTCGGTGAGCTCGGCGGCAGCTTGGCAGGTTCTTCGGTGGGAGGGATGGGTGGGGCGGCCCTTGGTAGCGTGATTGGCTCGATGGTGCTACCGGGTATCGGGACCGTGGTGGGTGCCGCATTAGGCGGGTTGCTGGGGCGCTTTGGTGGTGGTGTGCTGGGCGGTACGGCGGGTGAACTCGCCGGTGGCTGGCTTGGTAAAAGCGCGGCATCCGTCATTGGTAGCGATACGCCTGCCGCAAGCTCGGACACTGACATCTCGTCCGTCCATGCAACCCGACCTGCGCGCAGCGCAGATGCTGCTGCGCCACCTGCGACCTCGGCACAACAACCGCAGGCTGCGCCGCCGCCCACTATCAACCAGCAGTTCACCTTCACCGCCAACATGCCGGTGACCTTCAACAACAGCCTCGACGACCCGACCACCCTGCAACAACTGGAAGCCATCGCCCGTCGCGTGCTGGACGACCTGATGCGCCAGGCGCGTTCGGTGCAGATGGTCGATCAACCACAGCCATGAGGAGGACCCATGACCTACCTGGAACAGTTGCAAGCGGGCTTGCATGCACTGGTCAAGGCGGGCGAGGAGGGGCGTCGGCGTGCCGACGCCATGCTCGACCCGATGAACCAGGCGGTCGGCCATGCCAGGGAGGCGGCCAGCGAACTCGAAGCCCTGCCATGGATCGGCCCGGAAATCGGCAAACGCCTGCAACGCACGATGCGCGCCATCGATTCGGCCAGGCAGCGCGTCGATAAGGTGATTGCCAAGTATGATCAGACCCTCGACGTGGTGCGCAAGGTGCGCGACCGCGTCGACGCCTTCGCCGAACACCTGGGCAAGGCTGGAGCGGCCATTCGGCGCGTGATCGGCGATGTGCGTTCGGCCGCCAACGGTGTGCTTTCGACCTTTGGCTTTGCGCCAGAAGTCACCCCGGCGGCAGAAGCGATCAAGCCGTTCCCGCACTTGTTGATACTGCAGCCTCTCAAGGCCAACGCTGCGCCGTACTACTTCAACCTCGACACTGCCGCCTTCGACCAGTTGCGCCGGCAAACGCGTTTCCGCTGGGCTGGACAGGAGCGCTTGAGCCGCGAGAACGCCCAACAGGCGGTGAGCCTGGGCGAAGACAGCATCAGCATCCGTGGCGCTATCTACCCCGGTTTCAAGGGCGGATTGGGCCAGTTGCAGGCGCTGCGTGGCATCGGCCGCCAACTGCTGCCGCTGTCGCTGACCACCGGATATGGCGAAGTGCTCGGCACCTGGTGCCTGACCAGCATCGAGGAAGAGCAGGGCGCCTTGCTGGCCGGCGGCATTCCCCGCAAGCAAGGTTTCTCACTGGAGTTCGTCAGCTATGGACAAGACCTGCAAAACGTCTGAGGGCGATGTGCTCGATACCCTCTGTCACCACTATTACGGGCACCTCGACGGCAGCGTCGAGGCGGTATTGCAAGCCAACCAGGGGTTGGCCGACGAGGCCCAGCCGTTTCGCAGCGGCGTAACGATCCGCTTGCCGACGCTGGCGCTGGTCCCGGCCAACCTCGTGCAGCTGTGGGACTGACGCCATGCAACCCGTATTTCGTATCCAGGCTGACGGCAAGGACATCACTGCGCTGATCAATGACCGCCTGTTGCTGCTGCGTACCACCGACAAACCGGGCATGGAATCGGATGACTTCGAGCTGCGCATCGACGCCCGCGACGGTGCTGTGGCGTTGCCGGCGCGCGGTGCGCTGATCGAGGTGCATCTGGGGTACGCCGGCCTGCCGCTGACTCGGCTGGGGCGTTACACCGTCGATGAGGTCGAGCTGTCCGGCCCGCCGGATACCTTGGTGATTCGCGGCAAGGCCAGTGACCTGCGCGGCAGTGGCAGGACCATTCGCAGCGGCAGCTGGGAGGCCGTGCCGCTGCAGCGCATCGTCGCCGAAATCGGCGCGCGCAATGGCTGGCAGGTGGTCTGCCCGGTGCGGGTGCAAGTACCCCGGGTCGACCAGTACAACGAGTCGGATTTCAATTTCATCACGCGCCTGGCCCGCCAGTACGATTGCACCGCCAAGCTCGCCGATGGGCAGTTGCTGGTGCTGCCGCGCCAGGCCGGTCAGAGCGCCAGCGGCAAACCCCTGGGCGTGGTCGGCATTGCCCGCAACGAGGTCAGCCAGTGGCATTTCCGGCTGGACGACAAAGCCGCGCGCAAAGCCGTGCGCACCCGTCATCAGGACGCTGCCAGCGGTGAATCGAAGACCATCGAGCTGGTCAACGAGGCGGCTGTTGAAGGCCAGCGGCCGGTGCATACCGACCGTCACCTCTACCCCAACCGCGCCGCTGCCGAACAGGCGGCCAGGGCGCGGCTGGCCAGCTTCAACCGTGATACGGCTCAGGTGCGCCTGGATCTGCCGGGGCGTACCGACCTGTTTGCCGAGCGCAGCATCGCCTTGCACGGCTTTGCCGATGGCCTGGATGGGCAGTACCAGATCGATTCGGTGGAGCAGCTGTTCACCGCATCGGGCTGGCGCACCACGGTGCAGGGCAATGGCGGCAAGACGGGCAAGGTGCAGGCCAAGGGGGCAGTGCCTCGCCGGCAGGCCGCGATCAAGGCTTGAAGGACGCTACACGGAAGGAGTCAGATATGCTCACTGAAACGCAATTGCTACAGATTCTGCCGAACGCCCGCCCTGTTGCGGGCGTTTTTCTTTCGGCACTCAATGTCACCCTGCCGCGCTGGGAAATCGACAATCCCAGGCGTGTGGCGGCGTTCATCGCCCAGGTCGGCCATGAATCCGGCCAGTTCCGCTACGTCAAGGAGCTGGGCAACGACCGCTATCTGGCGCGCTACGACACCGGCAGCATGGCCTTGCGCCTGGGCAATACACCACAGGCCGATGGCGATGGGCAGTTGTATTGCGGGCGCGGCCTGATCCAGATCACCGGGCGCAACAACTACCAGGCCTGCAGCCGCGCACTGTTTGGCGACGAGCGCTTGCTGGCGCAACCGCAGTTGCTCGAACAACCGCGCTGGGCCTGCGAGTCGGCGGCGTGGTTCTGGCATTCGCGGGGGCTCAATGCGTTGGCTGATCGCGGTGAGTTCAACCGCATCACACGCCATATCAATGGTGGGCTCAATGGGCTGGAGGATCGCCTCAAGCTTTGGGCGCGTGCACGCGAGGTGTTGTGTTGAGCCGATTGCAACTTGGCCTTGGTGTGTTGCTGTTGATGGTGTGCTCTGCGCTGGCCTGGCAACTGCAGGGCTGGCGCTGCGGGCGGCAACTGGCGCAGCTGGCGCAAGCACAGGCCGATGCCGAGCTGGCCCGGATGCTCGCCGAACGTGGGGCGCGTCAGGTACTTGAACAACGCCTGGAACAAAGTGAAAACCGTCATTACAAGGAGCTTGCCGATGCGCAACAGTCTCAGGCTCGCCTGCGTGATCGCCTTGCTACTGCCGATCTGCGCTTGTCGGTCCTGGTCGAACGTGGCGCCGTCTGCAGTGCAATGCCAGCCGCTACCGAGGCCGGCAGCGTGGATCATGCAACCGTACGCGCCGGACTTGAGCCGGCGCATGCTCGACGAATTATCGCCATCACCGATGAAGGGGACCGGGGCTTGATGGCGTTGCGGGCTTGTCAGGATTATGTGCGCGAGGTGCGTGGGGGGCTTTAGTGCATGCCTTGGGTTTTTTGGCGCCTGTGAGATCGAGCGCCGCCCGCGCGGCGCTCGATCTCACAGGCGCTGCAACACCAAAGGCATGCATCCAGGGCGCACGCCCGACTAAAACATGGCACCGTAGAATTCTGCCCATCCCACTCTCTCTCACCAAATGCTACGGTGTCACCACCCGCTCAAGGAACCCACCC